GATCAAGTAAGCCTGCCGTATCTGTTGTGGCGGGAAGGTAAGTCGTTAGGTATCTGGCCTGCGAACCAGTACCAGAACCCGCACATTCGTATCCGTTGGGATCGTCGCCCGGTAGGTAATGGGCCGTCAGCCCCACAGTAAATGATCGGGGTGCTTATGCCCCCAATGATGCGCGCAAATAGAGTCGGGGTGCGGTTCGCCCCACGGCGTATCCGTCCACGGATTACAGAACCGGGCAGGCAGCACAGGCGTATCCGGGTACTGTTCCTCTTTGATCCGCGTCAACAATTTTGGTCCGGTTTGCCAGTCAATCGAACGTGTCTCTTTAGCGATGTTGCCGGGGATCGCGTCAATTACCGCGCGGATAAGGGGCTGTTCGGGGGCGCTCATCATCCAAGCGTTAGAGATCAGCCAATCGTCAATCTCATTCGCAAGCAAAATATCCATCTGCGTGAACTCGTCAGGGATTGGGCGCAACGGTTCCATATCGGTATTCACATACAAACCGCCGTAACGATAAAGTAGTTCGTATCCAAGCAAGTCCGCTTGCGCTACTTGAATAATGCTTGTGCTTTTTGCTGCCCCAGCAATTGGCGTCCACTCTGTACCGCAATTAACAAACAAGGACTCGTTAATGAGTGGTGGTCGATTGTCATAACCCCATTCGATCACTTGCCAATTAGGGTTGAGTTCCTTCCAACGTCTATCGTACTCAACATATTGCTGCGGCATCTCTCTTGGACCGAACCAAGCCCTATGAATTATTTGGGGGATCGCCACGTTGCACCCTCATTCTTGCGAAACCAGTCAATAGTCATCTCAATGCCTCCATCAAGCGGAGTGAAATCATTAGGGTCAATTCCCAAGAACTTGAGCATTGATGTATCCGCGTACACCGCCGTGCCAAGTTGCTTAACAACCCTATTGACCCTTGTTCGCGGCAATGTCGGGGCCGCAGCCAATACAGAATCCACTATTGGGGATATTGTGTCCGGGCTATCCAACGGCCCCCCAAAAGGCTCACCAGCCCTCATCGGCAAGGATTCAATTGTCGCGCCAGGTACATGCTTAGCAATAGTGTTAGCAACGTCAATTACGCGGCTCGGCTTAACGCTACCTACGTCAATTGGGAAGTCGGGCACGTTCCCCCTAGCCGCTTCCTCTAGCGCGATAACGAATGTTTTGGCTACATCTGCAACGAACACGGCGTCTGATACTTGCTCTCCCCCGCCATACAAAGGCATCGGGATTCCTGACAAAGCAGAGCAAACAAAAGATGGGACGATCTTTCTCACCTTGCTTGGCCCGAATGGGGTGGGAGCGGATTGCCCTGGGCCATAAGCGTTCATTGGCCTAACGGCAGTAACTTTAAGACCGCGATCCTCACGGTACATGTGAACGAACTCCTCGCCACATGCCTTAGTGATGCAGTACGTTCCACGACCAATGCCGCTATTGCCTACAGCAGCGAAAACAACTGGCAAGTTGTAACGGGACGCGGCCTCGAAAACATTCAACGTCCCAATAATGTTTGTGTGCGCGGCGGGAAGCGGGGAGTCGATTGTTTCTGCGGTTCCTAGGACTGCGGCAAGATGGATAATCCCATCAACGTGCGCTGCGAACTCATGTACCGCTGTCTCGTCACGAATATCACCCAACATGACGGCGGGCTTGTTCTTGTGATCGAACACAAGGGCGTTATGTCCTCTGTTTAAAAGGCTTTTTAGAACCCAACTCCCGATGAAGCCATTACCGCCCGTTACCCCTACGATCATATGAATCCCTCACTAATCTTTCGTAAGCAACAAAGTCTGCGTCCAAACTAATGTTGTCCCCATGTTGCACGTACTCGTAGTCTATGGTCGAAGACGGCTGGAACTTGGCATTGTTGCGTGCCGCGTCAACCCAAAAAGCCCAGTCCTCGCAAAGAATGTCTTTGTATGGTGACTTTTCCCAAACCCAACGTCTAAACGGGGAGCAAGAGAACACAAGGTTATGCATCGTGGTCAAGATTGTGTATGCATTGACGGGTCGCGCGGGAAGCCATTGCCCCATGTAACTAATCCCGAACATGTAAACATCGGCATCGCAACGATCAAGATTGTTTAACGCATGCGGGTAGATCAAATCGTCAATATCCATTTTGCAAATCCAATCCGTTCTCACATCTTGGATTGCTTCATTGACAAGGTATTGGGGGTGGCGGGTGAAAGTCCTGTGCGCTTGCTTGAAAACGACAGAGTCAAGGTGAACATCCCCTAGTTGATCAATGCAATCTCGCACATCGTCAGTAATGATCAACACCTTGTCGGGTTTTGTTTCTAGCGCGGTTATCGCACGCATCCAACGCGGCACGAACGCCCGGTACTTTTCACCATACGCAACGCTAACAACTCCGATGGTCATAGAGCGTCCCACGTTTTACGATCAACTACGCCTGTCACCTTTAGGTTCGCGGACGCTTGAAATGCCCTTACAGATAAGGACATTTCTCTATCGTACCTACCGTCCAAATCCCCTTTGTAGAAACCTAGCGTTGCTAGCCGAGATTGAACCCAAAGCACTAGGAAACCCTTGTCCCCTGTATCTAGCGGATGCCGAAACGGGTAATGGTCGGCAAGTGTTGGAGTGTCGTTATTCACGACTTCCATTGGCTTACGCCGATTGTTAGGCATGTCCTGTATCCTATGGGAAGCCGAGTGAATGCTCATACGACACGCATGGGGTGCAAATGGCAACAACGAAACCGTCGTGGAAGTTGAGGCGTCGCGCAGTTTTCGGCTCAATGATTTTCGGGGCAGCAATCATCATCTATGTTGCAATTCGATGGGATGACACTAGCCTCGCTCAAACATTAGCGCTTTCGGGGTTTGGTCTTATCGGCGCGGTAGTCGCCGCATACATCGGTGGCGCAGCGTATGAGGATGCAAGGCTTTTCCCGCAACGAGTAACTGTTACAACTAGTAGTGATTCTTTGGACGCTAGCGAATACATGGAGGAAAGCAATGTGGTCTAAAGTTTTTTGGTTGGATGCGACAGAGCGTGCTATCAAAACTTTTGCCCAGGTAATACTTGCCCTTGGTGTCGCTGGCGCATTGGATGCTTTTGCTGTTGATTGGGCAAAGGTTCTTGGGGTTGCGCTAGGCGCAGTAATACTTTCCTACGCTTCGTCAATTGTTACTGCGGAGATTCGCAAGAATGGAACCGCTAGCCTTGTGAAGCCAGAGTAAGCACAACTTAATAACGGAGAGTGTTATGAATATTCCCGAGCAAATCGTTGGCGTTGCGGCGCTCTTTCTGGCAATAACGACAATCTCCGTTTTTACTTTTAGGGTTTACAAGATTGCTCGCAGGATTGATGACGCTCTAGGCGTGGACAGCGAGGGTAGAACTATTAGCGATCGGTTGTCGCGTGTCGAACACCAATTGTTCCCTAATGGCGGCAGTAGCCTCACCGATAAGATCAATCGGATTGAGTTTGAGCAGCGCACGATGCAAGGGAAACTAGATGCGCTGGAAGTTGTTATCCAAAGTGTGTTGAAGGAGGGGACAAGCAATGTCAAGCGTGTGGCTAAAAGACCTCGCCAAGATTCTCAAGGCGGCTGATGTTCCAGTAATCCAAGAGAGTTACAATCGTGGCCCTTATGCGGGTCGCACTTGGAAGACTGTCGGCTTTAATGGGCAGGGATACCGTGACTTCAAGTTCATTCTCTGGCATCACGACGCCTCTCCGAGCGGGGATTCGCCGGGAGCGTTGGAGTGGATGAAATACATGGAGATTGCTCCCGCAGGCGCGATTTGGGTTTGCTCCGGCTGCAACGAGAAACATGCCTCCGGCACTTGGCATTTGATCGCCGCCGGGTTGTCCAACCATGCGGGTACTGGCGGTAACGACCCCGCCAAGCGCGGTAACACTTGGGGTGTTCCTGTTGATGGGATGAATGCAGTAAGCCTAGGGATTGAAACCGATCACACCTACGGTGAGCGTTGGACAGGAGCAAAGAAGCAAGCGCAGTTGAATAGCCTGCGTCGCGGTACGGCTGCGATCATGCTCAAGTATGGCCTTACCCCTAAGCCTGGGTTGCTCCGGCATCTTGACTGGACGAATGGGCTCATTGACGGCAACGGCAAGTTCGTAACGTATGGCAGGAAGAATGACATTGACGGCCTTGATCTTGCCGACGAGCGTCGCAGGGTAAAGAGGATCATGGCTGCTCTCGCTGCCGCTCCTGACCAGAAGGCGGTAGATACCGAGGCTGCGATGAACACGCGCCCACGGCTATCACAGAGGCTGCGACGGGTATTCGGGAAGACGGATGCCTAGCCTTGCCGAAGCACTATCCTCGCAAGCCCCTAGGCACGGCGGTCCATATTGCCAGGTATGCGAACTCATCCCATCACTTAACAAAGAGGATGTTAACGCACTCAACGAAGCATTAGATAACGCTCGTGTTACAGCAACAATGATCGTGCGCGCGCTAGAAGAATACGGTGCATCAATCTCAATCGCCACCCTACGCAGGCATAGGCGTAAAGAGTGCAGCACCCTCAGAAACGTAGGTTGAGCGCGCGTTCCCTACGGGTGGGGGAGGATTGGCGCCCCTCCTCTCCTCCCTCACCACCCGTGACAACTGAGACACATAAAAAAAGGGACCCCAATGTCTAGCGTTATCGAGCAGGGACACTTGCTATGAAGGGGAACCGTAGTAACAAGCGCAAGCCGTACAATTGGGCTGAGCGCATTGGAGGCAATATGGCTGACTCCATTTCTGGTGAGGACGTAGTCAACGCCGCCATTCTTGAGTATTTGCGTGAGACTTACGAGAACCCGGCTATTGTTACTGGTTGGGTTGTTGTCGCGGAGTTTGTTGATACTGAGGGCACGCAAGACCTTGCCGCTTTCGCTGCCACTAACATGCCGTATTGGAAGATTAACGGGATGCTTGAGGCTGCTCCTTATGAGATGAACTATGTCGATGAGGAAGACCTTGAGGATGAGGATGAGGACTTGTGATTGCGGAACTTTCCGCTTGCTTGGACGGTTATGTTGGGCGTGTGAGCGAGTTGAGCGACCCACAATTGCAAGAAGCATCGGACATTATTGAGAGAGCGTTAGTGCATTTCCTTGTGGAGCAGCATTTGCGTATCCCCGGCGTGTCAGCGTCCGCTTTGATGCAGTAGGTGGAACACTCGTCGCGACTGAGAGGGGTCACATGGTAGGTCGCAAGATTGAGCCACCCGCGAGAAACCTTTTGCCCGTGCTTATGCGAGGCGCGGCGTGTATAGAAGCTGACCCATCGTTATTCGATGCAACTGGTGGGGTGCTCGCTAGATACGCGCTGGACTATTGCCGGAAGTGCGATGTGAAGAAAGAGTGCGAGCAATTTGTGAACCCGAAGAAGTCTTTCTTTGAGGGCGTGTGTGGCGGCAAGGTTTGGTTGAACGGTAGGAATATCAATTTGCTTTACAGGGGCGATGGTGGCGATAGAATAATGGCGTGATGACCCCGCTCGCCGTGTACGCGATAACGGTGCATGAGTTGTATAGCGCGTTGCAGCAGGCAGGGTTCACGGAGGCTCAAGCAATTTACCTAACCGGACAAAGGATGCAGGCTGATGCACGAAGATGACCGCAGTTCTGCTTTCCTAGAGATCGGCTCTAGTGGTCTGCGCCGTTCGGGTGGCACAATCAATGAGGAGTTCCTCCCTAACCTTCAAGGCGTTAAAGGCTTTAAGGTCTATCGTGAGATGCGGGACAACGATCCCGTTATTGGCGCGATGCTTTACGCGATCGACAAGGTCATCACTCGCCTAGAGTGGAAGGTTGAGGGGGAGGACGAGCGCACTACGACGTTCGTTCAAGAGTGCCTTGACGATATGAGCGATTCGTGGGATGCCACGTTGCAAAACATTTTGTCGATGCTTGTGTACGGTTGGTCTTTCCACGAGGTTGTTTACAAGATTCGCCGTGGCCCTACTGAGGACTCTCGTACTTCGTCTCGTTTCATGGACAATCGCATTGGTTGGCGTAAGTGGCCTGTGCGTGCGCAGGAGACGTTGCAAGAGTGGATGCTTGATGAGCGTGGTGGCATCCAGGGGATGATCCAGATTGATCCCGCTGTTGGCGGGTTGCATCGCATCCCAATTGAGAAAGCATTACTGTTTAGGACGACTACGAATCGGAACAACCCTGAGGGATATTCACTACTCCGTAACGCTTATCGTCCTTGGTTCTACAAGCGGCGCATTGAGGAGATTGAGGCTATTGGCATTGAGCGGGACCTCGCAGGCTTGCCAATGGCGTATGTGCCACCTGAGTACCTGTCGAACACCGCCACCCCGCAACAAAAGGCAGTTCTGCAAGCAATAACGAGCATCGTGCAGAACGTGAAGAGGAACGAGCAAGAGGGCATCATTTTTCCTGCGGCATATGACGAGAACAACAATCGCATTTTCGATCTTCAATTGCTATCTGCATCCGGCGCGAGGCAGTTCGATACTGGGGCCGTTATCCAACGTTACGATCAGCGTATTGCTATGTCTTTGTTGTCGGACTTCCTACTGCTAGGTAGCGATAGGGTCGGCTCGTTTGCTCTTGGTACCGCGAAGGTTGACCTTTGGACTCTCGCTGTCGATTCAATCGCTAAGACAATCGCGGAGGTCGTGAACCAGTACGCAATTCCGCGCTTGTTGAAACTTAACGCGATGCGGATGGATAAGATGCCGGAACTCACATACGGTCAAGTGAGTAGTGTGGAACTTGGTGAGGTTGCGGATTACGTGAGCAAGTTGGTTGGGGTTGGCGCGATCATGCCCGACCCTCAGTTGGAAGGCCACTTGCGTTCGCTTGGCGATCTACCTGACAGCGAACCGTTGGTGTAATGCTTAGGTTTAAGGCGCGCCGTAAAAGCCCAGCGCTGCAACCTCAAGGCAAGGTAACGGAGAGCGAGCGTCGGATCATTCGCATCGTGGATAAGGCAATGCAAGAGGTAAGGCGTGACGTTACGCGTATGCGTGACAGGCTTACTGATGCTGTGGCTCATCGTCCCGTTGATTTCGTGGTGAACATGATGCCTGTCGATCCTTGGTATGACGCGCAAAAAGCGATAGAGCGAGAGTTGCTTGCGGAGTTGCTTGATGCCGGGTCTCGCGTGAAATTGCAACCTATTCAAAAAGCGAAGTTGAGTTTCTCTTTTGATAGGACGCGTGAGGAAGCAGCGAATTGGGCGCGTAACGAAGCGGGATCGTTGATCCGTGACATTACTAATTCGCAACGTGAGATGGTTCGTGATCTTGTAGCGCGTGCGCAATTGACAGAGTTATCTCCTAGGGATGTAGCGCGAGAGATTCGTAACGGTATTGGGCTTACTAGTCAACAATCGGATTGGGTCAACAACTTTTACGAGCGCGCGTTTAATGAAAAAATCAACGCTGGCTACTCGTATCGTGAAGCGTGGGATAGGGCTAGTGCGGCAGCGGATAGATACCAAGACCAAGTAGTGCGTTATCGCGCTAAGACGATCGCGCGCACGGAGATTATGCGTGCCAATAGTGAGGGTCGTCGTGAGGCTTGGGCGCAAGGGGTTGAAGGAGGTTGGATTGGCCCTAACGCTAAGAAGGAATGGATCGCAGAGGATGACGCTTGCGATATTTGTGAGCCAATGAGCGGCGTTAGTGTCCCGTTGAATGAGCCGTTCCCGATTGACGAACCACCAGCACACCCAAATTGCCGTTGCGACTTGTTGTTGGTTGATGAAATCCCCGATGACATTAGCGCGATGACGGATGAGGAACTTGATGCCGCGTTAGCGGAACTACTTAATGAGTAGAATGGGGAGTTATGGACTTGCTTGAGCGCATCAACGCTCTTACCGACGATCAACTGCGCATGGTCGCAGAGCGCGACGACGTTACTGGCGTTCTTGCAGCGTATCGTCTTGCCGAACTTAGGGGTTTGCCTGCACCCGAGCGTACCGCTGCCGTTATGGGTGACGGTTACATCATCGTTGCGCGTAATGGCAAGATCGTACAAATCCCGGTCGATTACGTGAGTAAGGTTATTCTTCAAGAAGCAGGACAATACTGCGTTTACTCTGAAGACGGTGATCGCGCTTTTGGTTGTTACGACACGATGGAGGAAGCGGAGGAACGTCTACGCCAAATCCACACGTTTCGTGAGGCTATCCGTGAGGGATCGTTTGTGTCATGGAACTCCAGCGGCGGTAGGGCTAGAGGGCAAGTAGAGCATGTGATGTATGAGGGAGTGCTTGGCGTTCCCGACTCAGAGTTTTCGATCAACGCAGAGCCGGACAATCCCGCTGTTCTCATTCGCATTTGGCGTAATACTGCCGATGGTTGGGCTGCTACCGAAACTCTAGTCGGGCATAAGATGTCCACGCTTACCCGTATTGAGCCTCTGTCTAAAGAGGAATCGTTTAAGCCGCCAAAGGGCGTTCAAGAGGCAGCGCAACGCGCACTTGAATGGATCGGTGAGGGTCTTGCTGGCGCGAACTTCACCGACGTTGGTCGCGCTAGGGCTTCTCAACTAGCACGCGGCGATAACGTTAGCGAGCGCACTATTCGTCGTATGCGCTCATTCCTTGCTCGGCATGGCGTGAACCGCAATAAGCCTGGTTGGAACGCTGGGGATGAGGACTTCCCGTCCGCTGGTCGTGTTGCTTGGGACGCGTGGGGCGGCGATCCTGCGGTTAGTTGGACTGAAACAATTGCGGAACGTCTTGATCGGCAAGAGGAGAACAAAGAGTATGACCCTGAGTCTGCTCTCAACCCTCGCCAAAAGATGATGTACGAAACGTACGAGTGGATTGTTGACGTTTTCGGTCCTTGGGATGCTAGCGACGGCGCTAATGGGGCGCATTACATGGCGGCGCAAGATAATCCTTTTGCGGAGAAAGGGATAAATTGCGCTAACTGTGTTTTCTACGACGGTGGCGGCGGTTGTGAGATTCTTGACCTCCCCGTTGAGGCTAACGCCGCTTGCAAACTATGGATCATCCCAGAGAACTTGATTAACAAATCCACAGAAACGGTAACGTTTAAGGCTTCGTCTCCGACTTTCATGCGTAAAGAGGTTGCTAGGCGTTTTACTCTTGGGCCGCTTTACGTCCCGGACTTTATGGACGCGCACGGGGAGTGGACTGACGCGGACGAGTTGCAACAAGCCGTATGGAAGTGGGTGCAAAGCGGTAATCGAACGATCTATCTGCAGCATGATCGGGATGTACGCGCTGGCGAGTGGGTTGAGGTTATGACAATGCCGCAGCCGTGGAAGGTAAACATGATGGACGGTAGCGGAAATGCTGTCGGCTCTGTTACTTACCCGACTGGCACTGTTTTCCTTGGCGTTATTTGGGACGAGGAGCCTTGGCGAAAGATTGTGAATGGTGAGTTGCGTGGATATTCGATTGGCGGGTTCTCTGACAGGGTGCTTGCAAACTTGCCGGAAGAAGCGTCACGTGACGGCATTGAGATCAACCAAGAGGACGCGTAATGGCTAAGATTATTCGCTCTGGAACGCATTTGCCTGTGCAAATGGACGACGGGCGTATTCGCCACGCTCGCGTTACTGCCGTTTCGGATCAAGACAACATCGCGGTGCGTTTGGGGACGCCTAAAAGTAGCGCGTCGGTAGTGTTTGATGCGGATAGGATTGTTTCTACTACGACTCGCGGGACGATCTTCCTAGAGGACTAGGAAGTAATGTTTTCGTGGGTTATTTTCATAGTATGATTAAAGGAATGTAGGAGGTGCAATGGCACGCAAAGCCCCAAAAATGACTGACCTCATCATTGAGGAAACGTCTGGCGTCGATCATCCGGCGCATTTGCACGAGGGTTGGCTTGTCATTAAGGCATCTGATACAGCAAATGTGGCAGACGTTCTCAATGCTCTGCCCGAACCGTTAGGAGAGAGCATGCCGGAGGACGTTACGGAGGCCGTTGAGACTGACGCTCCCGTGCAGAACGCCGACGAGGACAAGGGATACGACACCGAGCCTGAGGCTAAGCAGGTCGAAGAGGAACTTGCTATGGCACTTGCTCGTATTGAGGAACTGCAGGCTCGCATTGCAGAACTTGAGTCGAATGCTGACGAGTCGGATATGGGCGAGGTTGAGGAGTCTGCGGAGGACAACGTTCTCGCGCTTGCCAAGTCAGCCCCAGAGCCAATTCGTAAGGCGCTAGAGGAACTTGCTAAGGCTAAGGCCGAGGCTGAGAACGCGCTTGCTAAGGAGCGCGACGATCGTGCCGATTCGGAGTCGATTCTTAAGGCTCGCGATATGTTTAAGCATCTTGCGCTTGAGCCTGAGAAGATCGGTCCCGCGCTTCGCCGCCTTTCGCTCATTGACGCCGATCTTGCTAAGTCAGTTGAGGAAGCGCTTGTTTCCGCTGACGCGCAAAACGAGAGTGCGGATATCTTCACCGAGGTTGGCAAGGGTTACGTTGTCACGGGTGACGCTATTGCAAAGATTACTTCCCTCGCTAAGGCAGCGGTGGCAGAGGGTAAGGCAGCAACGGAGGCGCAGGCTATGGCCCTTGTTGCGACTGAGAACCCTGCACTTTACAACGAGTACCTGACCGAGAAGGGAGCCTAACCAATGGCTTACGAGTTCTCTACTTATGCGGTCAAGCACACCTTCACCGCTGGCGAGGATCTTTCTACGAAGCAGTTCCACTTCGTGAAGATCAATAATGGCAATGGTGATGTTGTTGCTGTGAGCGCGGCTACCGATCGTCCGATTGGTGTCCTTCAGAACACGCCGACCTCTGGTCAGGCTGCTGAGGTCACGATTGTTGGCGGCACGAAGATTAAGGCTGGTGGGTCCGCGTCGTTCGGAACGCCTCTCTTCGCTTCGGCTTCCGCTACTGCCGTAACGCTTGCGTTCGGTACTACCGCGTCAGCGGCCTACTCTGTTGGCACGTTCATTGAGAACGCTGCTGCAGGGGCTATTACGACCGCTGTTATCGACTGCGCTAACGCTGCGCGTGGACTCTAAGGAGAGATAGACAATGCCACAGCCCACGTCAAGTCAGGTGCATGTTGATGCAATCCTGACCAATATCTCGGTTGCTTATCTGCAGCGTGCAGAGAACTTCATTGCGGATAAGGTTTTCCCGGTTGTCCCGGTGGACAAGCAGAGCGACAAGTACTTTGTGTACGACAAGAATGACTGGCTGCGTGACGAGGCCCAGGTTCGCGCTGACGGTACTGAGTCGGTTGGTAGCGGTTACAACATTTCGACCGCGACCTACTACGCCGATGTGTACGCGATTCACAAGGACATTGGCGATCAGACCCGCGCTAACGCTGACGCTCCGATCAATGTGGACCGCGAGGCCACGGAGTTTGTGACCCATCGTCTGCTTCTTCGTCGCGAGAACCAGTTTGTTAGCGACTTCCTCACGACGGGCGTTTGGTCGCAGGACGTTACTGGCGTTTCCGCGTCGCCCACCACGGGCCAGACCATCCAGTGGGATGACTACACCAACTCCGATCCGATTGAGGACATTGAGGCTGGCAAGGCTGGCATCCTGTCTAAGACCGGGTTTGAGGCAAACACGCTTGTTCTTGGCTACGACGTTTTCCGTTCGCTCAAGAACCACCCCGATCTGGTTGATCGCATCAAGTACACCAGCAGCCAGACGATCACTGAGGATATGCTCGCTCGCATGTTCGACATTGAGCGCGTGCTTGTGTCAAAGTCGGTCAAGGCGACGAACAATGAGGGCGCTGCTGGCGCTTACTCGTTCACCACGGGCAAGACGGCGCTGCTCGCGCACGTTGCTCCTAGCCCCGGCCTCCTCACCCCTTCCGCTGGCTACACGTTCGCGTGGACTGGCGTTAGCGACGGGATGGGCGCGACCATTGGTACGTCCTCGTTCCGTCTTGAGTCGCTTCGCGCGACCCGCATTGAGTCGCAGATCGCGTTCGACAACAAGGTTGTTGCTTCCGATCTTGGCTACTTCTGGAACACCATCGTTGGTTGATCCAGTAACACATAACTAAATAGCGCAGGCGGGGTCACTCTCACAAAGGGTGGCCCCGCTTGGCGTATTGACTAGTAGACTTTACGCGGGAGGTAAAAATGACATTCACTTACTCCGGCAATCCCGGTGCCTCCAAACTAGATGAAGTGCGTTTCCTCATCCAAGACACCGACGCTGCAGATCAACTACTTAGCAATGAGGAAATTAACTACTTGCTGGGTGTTTACACCGACCCTTACCTTGCCGCTATCTCTTGCGTTACCACTTTGATTGCTCAAGCGTCACGCGCTGTTGACGAATCGAAGAAGGTTGCTGACCTATCCCTTACTATTAAGTCAGGAGCGCGGGTTGCTCAATGGGAAGCGTTGCTCAAGTATCTACGTCAAGAGCAGTTCCGTCGTAATCCTGCAGCCCCAGTGATCAACGATAACGTGTTGCTGCCCACAGATAAGCGTGACCTTGAAGATGAGGGTAGCGATTTTGTTGTCGGGCAAATGGACAATCGAACATGAGCATTGAAAGCAATTATCGCGAACTATTCTCCCAAACAGTAACTCTTTTTTCTTTGGCATCTATTGATAAGTATGGGAAGCGATCATTCACCGCGTCTGCGAGCGTGTCGGCATGCGCCCATTATGTGAGTGAGACTGTGTTGCGACGATCCCCGGATGGTCGTGATGTTGTTGAGGTTGGTCGTTTTTACTTGTACGGCATCTTCCCTGTTACTACGGATTACAAATTGCGTTTGGATGACGGCACGGAGCCGATCATTATTGCGGTGGATACGCCGTATGACGAAGATGGGGCGCACCATACTGTCGTCCATGTTGGGGACGGGTGACAATGAATGTTTCTGTTGAACTTAAAGGTATGGATAAGTTGATTTCGGCTTTGCAGCGAGAGAAGAAGTTGGCTCCTATCCTTGAGAAAGCCGTTTACACCGAAGCAAATACGGTGCTTAACGAATCTAAGAAGATTGTGCCTGTAGATACTGGCAATCTAAGGGCTTCTGGCAAGGTGGAAAATCCTAAGACAACTAGCGGCAACACCCTTGTAGAAGTGACTTACGGTGGCGCTGCAGCGCCTTACGCGCTAATTGTGCATGAGGTTCCCCCAAATAGTGGAGGGCGTTGGGGCACTGGGATGAAGCATAAGGGTGGACAAACGTACAAGTTTTTGGAGATTCCCGCATTAGCGCATCGCGACAAGTTCGTGCGTAACGTAAAAGAGCGCGTGTTGTATCACTTGCGAGGTCGATGATGTTTCTTGAAGCGCTAGCGGATAGATTAACCTCGGCCTCTGTAGCCACAGTTGGCACTAACTTGTTTATTGGGTTGATGCCGACTAGCCCTGATGTGTGCGTAGGCTTGTATGAGTATGCCGGAAGCGCGCCGCTAGAGGTTTTCCGCAACAACAATGAAACGTTAGAGAGGCCTAGTGTTCAAGTAATTGTGCGCGCTAGCCGTAACGATTACCCTACCGCTAGGACTCTTGTCGCAAATGTTCGCGACACACTAACAACTATTGTTGATGAAGATATTAGTGGTGTTAGATTTTTGCGTGTGAATCAAAACTCGTCCATTAACGCGGTCGGGACTGATGAGAACGACAGGCCGTTGTTCACGTTGTCTCTTATGACCGTTGTGGAGCGTTGATGGATGCTTACGGAAAGGGAACAAAGACTACGGAAAGGCCGCGTTGTTGGCGTTGCAACAAATTGCTAGCCGAACAAGTAACGGCACCTTGGCGTATCACTTGCCCCCGGTGTAAGGCTGCTAACAAGCAGGAGTGATTTTGAGTCTTAAAGATGAGTTCACTAAGGCAATAAATGAAGCAAACGAACTTGTAGTTAAAAAGCGCAAGTGGGTTCCCGGTGTTGAATGGTTGGGCAATGAAGGCACCGTAACGACGGATGCTTTGCAAGGAGATCCCAATTGGGACAGCATCCTTGTGATGTGGGGATTGGACCCGCACCAATTCCAAATCGTGGAACCTGTTTTGTTCAACTCTTGGGGCGGTGAAGATGGGCTCACGAACAGGCAATACAAAGCAAAGGTCATTAAGAGATCGCATACTTTTGTCGATATTGAACCTCTTATCGAAAAAGCGCTCAAGCAAAAGCCGAAGTCGAAAACGTACGAAGGCTCGTCGTTCCTTAACGTTGTCCTTGCCGATTGGCAAATTGGTAAAGCAGACGGGGACGGGCTTGAGGGAACGATCCAAAGGGTTATTGACGCGAGGGATGCGGTAGTTCTTCGCGTTAAAGAGTTGAGGAAGATTGGCAGGGACATTGCACATCTCAACGTGCTTTGGACTGGCGATAGCGTAGAGGGTTGTATGGGCCATTACCCATCCCAGACTTTTGCAGTGGAGATCGACCGCAGGGATCAAGTGAAGATCACTCGGCGGTTGCTTGTTGATTCGTTGCAGGAATGGGCTAAGCATTTTGAGAGCATTACTGTCGCGGCTGTAGGTGGTAACCATGGCGAGAATCGCAACAATGGCGGTAAGGCATTTACGGGGACGCACGATAATGACGATTTGGCTATTGTCGAACAAGTGTCCGAAATCTTGGCGGCAAACCAAGATGCTTATGGTCATATCAACTTTGCAATTGCAAAAGATAATTTGACGGCAACTGTCCCTGCCGGGGAGTGGATTATCGGCATAACGCATGGTCACGTTGCTAATCGTGGGGATAGCGCGGAATCGCGGCTACGAACATGGTGGCAAAAACAAGCAGCGGGAAGACAAGCCATTGGGGATGCCGACATTCTTGTGTCTGGTCATTACCATCATTTCCGAATGGCTGATTGGGGTGGATGCCTATGGATGCAGTCTCCGGCGTTAGATGGTGGTAGTGATTGGTGGCGTGCGTCCCAAGGTGAAGTGTCTGAGACGGGTATGCTCACCTTTGTAACAACAAGTGGTCAACGCGTGTGCGACATTGCCGTACTTTGAGAGGGGCATTTGTGATTTGCTCGGAATGTAAAACCGCTGGTAATGCAAATGCTGAAGGCAATTACAAGGCAGCCGAAAAAGCGCATGCTCGTTGTAGATGGACTAAGGGTAGTTGCTTTTGCCAACATGCGGTAGGGGAAGTCTATGTCGGACAATCTGCCTAGCGTTGCTTTCATTAGCGGAGATTGGAACGAAACAACTAACCCCCCTACCCCAAATGGGTGCGCCTACTATCGGCAAGTTTTGCCAGGTCGATTGCTTAATGAAATTGGTTTCGATGTAACAGTAGGTCGCCCACAACCCCATGAACAAATGGGAATTGGTGTTGCATACAAAGACGGCGCATTATTCGGTTTTGACATTAGCGTTTTTAAGTTGATGATGCATGCCAGCGTGCCCCAACTATTTAACGTAATGCAAGCGAAGGGGGAGACTGTTGCAATTGACATTGACGACTTCCACTTTGATATGCACCAAGAGAACATTGCTTACACTGCAACTAACCCGCACACAAATCCCACGAATAACCGCATGTGGTATGAGATTGGGATACGGCAAGCAGATTTTGTTACGGTGTCTACAGCGTTCCTTGCGGATTTTTACGGGCGACGATGCCGTGATGTGCGTCTAGTGCGTAATGTTGTGGAGACTGACAGGTTCACTCCCGTGAAACAACCTGAGTTGCCTAAGTTCGGGTGGTTGGGTGGCACGTTGTGGCGTTCGGGCGATATCGAAATGCTCCGCGACTGGTTGCCGGGTTTCGTGAAGGACCACGGAATCCGTGTGCATCACGCGGGGCACATCCCCGGTGATCCTAAGCATTTCGCTGTGCGCGCGGGACTAACTCGCGTGGATACCGCGCCTATGCGACTTGTGAGCGATGTGCCTAAAATGATGCACAATTTCCATGTGGGGCTAGTGCCGCTCGCTCCGGGGGCGTTTAACGAGGCTAAGAGTTATTTGAAAGGGCTTGAGTATGCGGCAGCAGGTATCCCTTTCATCGCCACACCTACAAAGGAATATCGGCTTCTAGCGGCTGCAGGAGTCGGGAGGCTAGCCAGTACCCCTGACGAGTGGCGCGACCACGCCACGGCCCTCCTAGACCCGTCTACGCGTATTGCGGAAGCGAAGCGGAACAGGGATATTGTTCGAGAACAATTCGATGTAAAAGGGATGGGGGAGGCGTGGGCTACCGCGATCACTTCTTAAACCACGCAGGTTGCATTGCGGTGCAGAATGAAGCAACCATACATGCACTAGACCGCAGCATACCGTCCCGCCCAATTGCTCTGCTACTCATCGGTATCGGTAACGGTGGCGTGGTGGAAATATGGCGCAACGCTCTCCCAGAAGGCTCAAGCGTTATCGCATTGGACTCTGATCCTGTTGCTGTCGAACTCCCTGGACTAGGCGTTATCAGATGCGATACGCAAAACCGTATCGAAGTACGAGATGCGCTCAAGGGACAATGGTTCGATGTAGTGATTGACGCGACAACAACGATGCAACCTTATGCTTGGCCCTTTTTGCGCCCTGGCGGGATTCTCATTTATGAAGGATATGTTCCAGAAATGATAATGATGCTTGCTCGCGACCTTGCGTTAGAAGATGACTCTTGGCTTCCGATTGAGGAAGTGATGCGGGTAGACATTTACCAATCGTGCGCGGTCGTGGAGAAACGAAACCCTAGAGTCGTGCCCTACTTGGATGTGATGACAGGCAATTTTGCTGACATTACCCCAGAGAGTGTGTATTACGCGGCAGGCGCTAAGCGCGTTATTGCCGTGTAGAATAGGAACGTGGCAAACTACTGGCAGAAGCGCACATATCAACAGGCAGCGACTGAACCTGATGGCCTAGCCAAGCGTGGACTCGTCTACTTGATGAATCAGTTTTTCACCGTCGAGGCTGGTGCTTCTGTGTACTTTGCGATTGACACTAACGACGCTGAAGTCGAGTTTCAGTTCTATTACATCGCTAGCGACCGGGGGGAGATCCAAGCGACACTACTAGAGGCTCCCGCTACGGTGACGCAGTACAACTACATCACCCCAAGGAACCTTAATAGGAAGTTCCCCGACACCGCTGCGGCATCATTATCCGCTGCTAGCGCGGTCACAGGAGGAACACCTATCGCTTCCGAACTGGTCGGTAATACTGCTAAGGCTGGTGGTGATATCACGAAGCAGAAGATTCACACCCTGCGCGACAATACGGTTTATGTTATGCGGTTCGTAAATGTCTCAAACCAGTCCTCCACAGTTCACATGAACCTGGGGTGGTCTGAGAATGATCCGCAACATTACCGATTGGTAGAACTAGTCGATCCGTTGTCTTAAAGGGATAACCATTCGGGGTGAGCGAGCGTCCATTTGATAGTGCGCTCTAACGACTCCTCTAGCGACAATGGTGCTGTCCATCCTGCGGTAGCGATCTTTTCCCCATCTAGGGCGTAACGCAAATCGTGTCCTGGGCGTGATGAATGAAAGTCAATCAACTCGTAACGCAACGGTTTGCCGATAATCGACGCGATCATCTCAGCCATTTCAAGATTATTCACTTCGCGCTCTCCAACAACATGCCACTTATTAGGCACAAGCGAATCGCCATACTTGACATTAGGCTGGTCTAGCGCGAACAACAATGCGTCGGCTTGATTCCTTGCATGTAGGTAGAACCTTGACCCGATCTCCCCGTTTGGTGACGCATGGATTGGGACAATCTGATCGGAAAGCACTCGCTTTATCACCATTGGTACGAACTTCTCAGGGTCTTGCATTTCCCCAATAATGTTCATTGTGTTAGTGATTGTGAGCAGGGTTCCATACGTGCGCCAATACGAGTAAGCAATTGACTCTTGCGCTGCTTTAGATGCGGAGTAAGGATTGCTTGGATAGTAAGCATCCACCCATTCACGATGAGCGTGCCCAAGGGGAGCAGGACCGTACACCTCATCGGTAGAAACATGCACGAATGATTGCAATTCCGGCAAGTAGTCCTTTGCGTAATCCAACATGTTCACCATCAAAGCCACGTTATTCACGATGAACGAAGCGGGTTCGATGATTGAGCGATCAACGTGGGATTCGCTAGCCACATTAAGTATGTAATCAACGGTGCCGATTTCTTCGGCAAGTACGGGCGAAACTGGGGCGATCAAATCGTGGACGAGTACCTTAGTTCGGGCGAACGTTGGGTCTAAGCCTGCGATTGCCAAACGGATTCGATCGGTTATCCCACGATGCCGGAATGAGACAAGGCATACGACCTTATGGTCTGTGTTCGCCAAGATATGGCGTAACACATGTGATCCGACGAAACCAGATGCACCCGTGAGCAAAGTCGTTGTCATATCCACCCGCTTGTTTGTGTGATGCTCAACGGAGCAACATTAGGGATAGTCTTTTCTGGCGGCTCAAACAACGCTAACAATAACGCCTCAGCGCGATCAGGGCTATTCAATCCTCGGCGTTTCATATCGACTTTAGATTCGATTTGAATTTTGCCCGAACTATTAGTCTTGTAGGTGGGTCCAGTCAATTGCGCTACAGTCTTGCGATCAACGTCTAGCATTATGCCAACCCTGCCAGTTTCATCAGGTTGGATCATTTGCCGCATCGTCCACCACATCTCGGCTTTTTGGGACACGAACTTGTTGTTATCGTGCGCTCTCTCTGCGACGTTCACAGGAACGATTGTGGAATGGTGGCGTCCCTCTTTACCCCATTCCTCCAAAAGGCCTACAACACCCCACCCCAAGCCGATACTGTCCACTTTCACGCGGACTGGCTCCGCTATCCCACGCGATTGTTGGTCTTTCTCTGCTTCATGTATATGCTCTAGCACAATTCCAGATACTTCCACCGCAGTACGCGAGTACGCGGAAGCGTGCATTACTCGCCCTAGGTCGCCGTCGAAACGCGCTACAACAAACTCGTCGCCGCCTTCCGCAGCAACATCAACCCCTAGGCGAATAGCCCCTTCCAATTGGTACTCGTCGGTAACAACGTTCTCTAGCCAAGTAATCGGAAGCGTAACGTTAGTTGTGTTGCGCGGGAATCGAGCAAACACACGGGCTTGTACAAACGGCGATTCCTCCCCGAACTCGCGAATAACTTCATCAACCCATTCATGATCTACAAGGTTGTGTCCCCACTTACCTACATGTTCGCCCGTGAAGTTGGGCGTATCGAAAGCGGGGATTGGAATAACGTTGTAGAGGTCGCTATTGCATGTACGCTCAAACCAAGAGCCTTGATTATCGGTCGGAGGGTTACCCAAAACAAGCAAGCGTGTATGCCCACCAGTCATTAGTGCTTCAAGCGCGGTTCCGATTGTTTGGCTAATACCGCCAGCCTCATCAACCACGACCAATAAATGCTCAGCGTGGATACCCTGCAACGCGGTTTCATTATGATCAGCGGGGGAGAACCCGTCCGCAACAACAATCCCGTCTACTTGCCAATTCGCCGTAAACACTTCCCCAACCATGCCATGAGCGGCATGCAATCTACGGATGTGCGCCCAAAGGATGTTCTTGACCTGACGGTATGACGACGCGGTAGTAACGACACGGGCTGTACCAATCGGATGCGACGTAATCCACCACGCCACAATACGAGCAGCAATATGCGATTTACCCGGAGCGTGACAAGCCGGAACCGCAGTTCGCTTATTGTCACGGACGCTTTCAAGAATCTCTATCTGCTTAGACCAAACGTCCTCACCAATACCTTTAGTAACGAAAGATACTGGATCGTCCTCAAAACGAAGCCAAGGATTGCTTGCCCTATCGGACAAGATTTTACGGAGCGCGAACTTTTGCTCCGGGGTCGCTGCAGCAAATAACTTACGGCGTTGCTCCGGGGTTGCCCTTAGTATCTCGTCAAGCATCGTCGCCGGATTCCGGCTCCCCGTCCTGTTGCAAGATTTCCTTGACTAGCATTTCCAACTCGTCGCTAGAAACATGCACGTTAATAGGCCCATTGTTGGGACCGCTAACCTCGGCTTTAACTTGTCGTCCCCACATTTGCGGGTTGCTTCTCTCAAGCCACCAAGCGGCAGCCTGCCAAGTTGTTTGCGCCGCCGTTGTAATGAAGTGAACGTTACGGACCATTGCAATTGCCCTGGCCTCCTCAACATCATCACGGAAGGCTAGGTAGAGTTCGTCGTTTTCTGTTAGTTCTTCGTTGTTATCCAACTTTGCGGCAGCGTTATCGCCTTTATCTAGCCAACGATACAAAGTTGGTCGGCTAATTCCTGCGTAAGCGGCAGCCGTATCGACATAACTACCGTCGCGTAGAGCCCCAACTATCTTTGCATGCACTTCTGGGGTGAGCCGCAACGAAGATCGCTTGCGTGCCATGACCTCTAACTCCTAAATAGTTTTGGTAAGCGTACTTGATTCACCACTCGCCGCGCGCGATTGACACAGCATGAGGGGCGCTCAACCAAATATCCAAAACGTCTTGTGTATGCCCATCATCCATGTAACGCCATTCAGATTTAACGTAACGGCTACCGACTAGATTTGCAAGATCAGTAAGCGAGTTAGCCGCCGCCTCTCGCCCTTTCTTGTAGCCCTCTGATTGGCCTAGCCAATAAGCCTCATTTATGTCATTCGCTTGCTCAGGACTCATCAGATCCCCTATGAGTAACAGTCAATTTCATCAAATGCGTGATCATTTCCCACATGTGGTTTACAGCCTCTTGGTTAGGCGCAGACTCGGCAAACCAAACTATGTCTGCTAGCGCCTTGTCTTTGTAGGCTTGCGCCCCTTTGTAGAACAAGTTAGCCACAATGTCGTTAGTCATTGGGCTGTTGTAATTGTCTAAAACTATGGCGTTCCTAGAGCCGTGATGTGATGGTCTTTGGACGCGTGAAGTCGCGTAGCGCATCCATTGAAAGGTCAATCCCTTGCCCACTAGATCCCCTTCCAGAGTGCGGCAATTCGGGCGATTGAACTAGGTGGCAATTCACCCAAACCTCGCCACCGTTAATCTTCGGAGCCAAAGTCAATGCTGACGTATGGCTTGAAGTGTGAATTGAACAACCCAATGCTTGCGGCATGGAGTTGGCTTTCTCAATAGCATCATCAACGGTATCGACTCGCTCAACCGTTAGAACTGGTCCGAACACTTCCTTCTCCACCGCTTCCCCAACAGCATCAATCAACACCGTCGCCGGGAAGTAGTACCCATCAGTAGGCGCAGCGCCCCTAGCCCCAATCGAATACTCTGTATTAGCAACCATTGAGCGAACACGATTGAGTGCTTCACTTGAAATCAACGGACCAAAATCTGTAGCGTTACGAGATTGCGCTTCTCTAGCCAACGCATTTACAAAGTCAGCTTGCTTCCCAACAACAATAACTCTTGCGGGAGAGGCGCACGATTGTCCAGCGTTGTATGTAGATGCATCTACAAGGATGCGCGCTGTATCTAGTGGGGCGTCGGGCAAAACGACAGCCGCGCCGTTACCACCCAACTCAAGTGATACTGGCTTGATACCAGCTGCCGCAGCAACCGAATACCCTGCGGAAACAGAACCTGTGAAAGCCAACCCGTCTAATGCGCGAGTCACTGCAAGTCTTTTACCAACGGAATCGCTGCCGGGAACAACCTCAACGATTCCCTCTCCGAGATAGCAACGAGCCACGCGCGCAACCTCAACAGCGGTTTCGGGAGTCTCATAAGCAGGCTTCACAACGGCAGTATTACCAACCGCAAGGATCGGGCCAAGACGCCAAGCAAGCATCATCATTGGATAGTTCCACGGCAAGATAACACCGATTGTGCCAAGTGGCTCCAACACAACAGATGAGAAGTAACCGTCTATGTATTTGCCAGCGGAAGGCGCAGTGGCAACGCGAGCAGCACCCGCATAGAATCGAATAACGTCAATAGCACCTTCTACTTCCGCAAGCGCCTGCGACCTCGGCTTCCCAGTGCCAAGACACTCAAGGTCGGCAAGAACCCCGCGCTTAACGTACAAGGCTTGCGTGAAATGCGTTAGAGCCAACGCCCTTTCCGCTGGGGTTTTTTCAGCCCAAGTCTTAGCCGCATTTCTTGCTCTACTAATTGCGTCACCCAACTCAACGGATGAAGTTTCATAGCTTTCCCCGCGAGGCTTACCCGTACGCGGATTGTAGAGCGTACCCATGCTAAGCAAACTTCGCAGAGGAAACGACGCTACCGTCCCAATCAACGAGCGTCATACGCTCGGGCGACGCGACGGGCTTATGCGGAGAACCGAAAGCCGCAAGCACATGGAACTCATTATCGCCTGCGCCAACAGCATGCGGGATCAGTCCGGGCACCATGTAAAGATCGCCGGGCTTTACCTCGTAGGTACGTCGCCCAATTGAGATTGATCCTGTCCCTGCGACGCAAAGCAAAAGATGATCGCCAGGATGCGTGTGAATCGGGAATGAGTCCCCGGCTTCGACTCGGAGTAAATCAACGCCAAGGTTACCGTTAGTGTGAAGCGGGACGCCAATTGCTGGGGCACCCCAAACCTGAACGCCCTCATCAAGAATCTTATGTTGCAACTCAAAGATGTTCGTGATGATGAGTGAGTTTTCGTTGTTGCTAACGTCAGGCATTGCTACTCCTTATTAAGTTAGTTTGCACTTCGGGAAAGAATTGTAGTAACGAATGTAAGGCAACCAAATCCAATTGTAATGCTGCCAACCTGACCATGCACCGTATTGGGTTGTGTCCATTGATTTACCGTCGCCGCTCAATCCCCACGGTCGCCAATACGTCCCCTTCTTGCTCATGTACTTGTAGACAATTTGGCTTTGCCGTAACGGATTGAGCATCGCGGCGCGAGACCACCACTTGTTATGCGAGTGCGCTGACGTTTGCACTTGCCAGTAACCTAACGCTCCGCTGAACCATGGACTACTTTCGGACAGGTTTTGTCCCTTGCTCTCTCGCATCACGATCCCGTATGCAATTTGCAATTTGTTTCCCGTGAAACCAGCATTGTGAAGAATCTTCACGGTTCGACACTCCCCAGCGGAAGCAGGGGAATGAACCCCCGTTAGGGAAGCCAGGACAAAGGCTGTCACAAGAACAAGAGCCTTACTTATCCCCAGGTACCCAGCCGTTGTTGAAGTCTTTCTTGGCTTTGCGCGCAATGGAATCTCCTCGCATCTTTAGGCGCAGAACCTCCTCAGGTTCCATGCCAAGTCGCTTGCTGATTTCATCTTCCGACAGTCCAGCCTCCAAAAGATCAATAACAATATTGGACATTTGAACGACGTAATGCGAGCCGCGTGCGCGATTGTGGCGAATTGTCGCAAGACGCGAATCGCTCTCGTTAATCTTCAATCGCACTACGGGGCAAAGCCCACCAGCGAGCGCAGCAACTTGCTTATCCTGCGACGCTAGTGTCCAACGATGGAACCCGTCAACGATCTCGCCGTCCGGGTGCGCCACAATTGGCTGCGTCCAACCGTTTTCCATAATGCTCAACTTGAGCAATTTCATTTCGGGCGGTGCGACCTTGTTCGGATTGTAGTTATTTGCCCTCAACTTTTTTGGATCAACCCATTCAACTTTAGACAAAGGATGATCGTCAGGCTTCCCCATTATTATTCTCCAACTCAAACTCCCAAAGCCGTCCAGCCCTGGTCACATTGTCTAGTTCATTGTTGTACTTCTTGAGCATTGGCTCAAAGTCTGGCTTGCTTGGGTCGGAGAAGTGCCGCGCCATTTGCGCTTTCCTTCCCTTGTCGTCTCCTCGCATGGCGATCTTCCCAATGATTTGCCAAGTCACGCCGCCGCGAGGGTGCGCGCTATCTTCCATGATCGGAGTAGATACAGCCTTGTAGTGACCATTAATCATGGTGCGAATTGTGTAGATAGCCTTACCGCGAGACTTTTCCTCCAACCCGCCAGCCAACTCGTAGATGTAGTCCTTCCACGAGATATCGACAGGCTTCTCAAGGCGATCATTGAACGCATACAACTCTGTATTGGAGTAACGCGCCGCTGTTGCTGCGCCGGGAACGCGGTAAACCATCTTGTCCCAAATCTCAGGGAATCCCTCACGAAACACCCAAAGTTTCTGCATCGGCTCCTCGCCGTATGGCGGGGCGCAACGCTGTTGCGACGGGCTAATGCCGAGCATTTCAAGAATGTCGTAGGCGCGATTGTAATCCCAACCAAACATGGCAGGCGCAGTCCACACATCTTCGGTGCGGAAGTCATAGATCGGAAGAACCTTGGCTACGCCGGGCCGAAGGTTGATGATCCAATTATCTTTCTCTCGCTTAGCCACTTGCATGTATCGACCAAGCGACTCATCAGCGCGGATACCAAGCGCAAATGCCGTTGATCCTTTTCCGTTACCAAGGAAGTCTGCAAATGTTGCCCAACCGGGACGCTTCTCTAACGGCAAATCGTCAATCAACGGATGCGAAGTGATTGCATGCTCCGGCAATGGTCGAACCCATTTGTCCTTCTCGTCAGGATTCCATGGGTACCAATATGACTCATCCCGCGCACAAGCGTTACGACATGGCAAGGATACGCAGTACCACTCTAGTTTGATACGCGGATCTTGCCTACGTCGCTCAACGTATTCGACCGTTTGCCAAGGGATCGCTTCCTCATCGAAAAAGACCACGCGTTGCGGTAGACGATCACGCTTCTCTGCTTCTTCAAGCACAAGTTCCAAAACGGTAGTTGAGTCTTTACCGCCTGAGAATGACACTACGATCTCATCGAAAATGTCGAACGCGTGCGCTACTCGCTCTTTAGCCATTTCGTAAACGTTACGGTCTACTTCTTTTTTCTTGCGAATCATCTTTCCCATTGAGGCTTCGGCTCCTTCCTACTACGGAGAATCCAAGTAGCACTTAGCGATATGCGTTAGGGCTTGCGGAGCCTCAATCGAATACAACTTCTTTGCATGATTGATCGCCGCAATGATTACTTCGCGTTGGTCAGAATCAAAACCGTACGGAAGCGAATACTTGTCCTTATCCCCGAAGTCGGAGTCAGTCTTTGGAACCCCAGGATCAATGTCGTCAAGGAAGCCGGAAGGGTTGTAGTCATCATTGTCAAGGTCAAGGGAGAAGCCAATGTCTTCAATCTCGAAACCTGTGTCGTTAAGAGCGATCAACTGGCTAGCAAGGAGTTCGGAATCCCAATCCCCAAGTTCGGATGATCGATTATCGGCAAGCGCAAATGCTCGGGCTTGATCTTCTGTCCAATCGGCGGGGACGCGCGTAATGAAAACGTCCGTCCAGCCAAGTGACTGTGCTGCCTCTAGTGTTCCATTACCCGCGATAATGGTGTCGTTCCAAACGACAAGGGGTCGTCGCTGCCCGAACGATGCAAGGCTGCTAGC